TACACAATAGTTGTAGAAGCTTCTTAGGATATAGACTGCTCTATTTCTGCTGGCTGTAGATATTCCTCTTTTCTTCTGGTCTAGAAGATAATCTTCTATATCTTCCAAAACTATGTCTCCTACATACATTGGGCAGTTATGTTTTACACTTAGAAAATCATCAAAGTATCTTAGCTCCTTTTCATAGCCTATGATGGTTTCCTTAGACCTGTCAATTAACTTCATATACCTTGTAAACTCCTGTGTGCTTTGGTTTAACAGCATTTCATCCTCTCCTTTCGTGTGCCACATATTACAATTACATCTCACTATTATCAAGTCATTTCTCACTTATAATTAGTTATAAATTTCTATTGGAAATTCAAGTATAAAGGGTTAAAAAAATATGCCCTGAACATGTTATATGTCCAAGGCACATAGCTATTTATTGTAAATCATTATTGTTGCATCAAAGCCTGCTTTCCTTAATCTTTCAACTTGTCTTTCTGCATTTTCCCTTATGGCATAAGAACCTGCCATTACTCGATATAGGGTTTGTGATGAAGTTGATGGTTTACTATTCTCTACATATTTTATTCCTAACTGTTCTAAAATAGCCTTTGTTATTCCCACCACTATTTCATCAAACTTATTATCGAATATCTTGTTATCAGAAGTATTATCTATAAATCCTATCTCCATCAACACTGCTGGTGCTTTTGTCTTTCGTAATACATGGAAGTTTGCTTTCTTTACTCCTCTATTCCTAAAACCTACTTTCACCAATTCCCTTTGAATCTTATCTGCTAATCCTTTAGCCTTTGCAGTCTGGCTTGTATAGGTGAAAGTTTCAGCACCATTTGCCTGTTCAGGCTTGAAGGCATTTCTATGGAAGGATATAAAATAATCATAGTTCTTTTTATTCTCAATACTACTTCTTGTTTGAAGGCTCATGGTTTTATCAGTTGTTCTAGTTTCATCAACTATAACCCCATGTCTTCTCACCTCTTTTGCTACAGCAAGTCCTAGTTTTAGATTGTCATCTGATTCTTTCCTTCCTTTATATACGGCTCCTGGATCACTTCCCCCATGCCCATAATCAAAGCATATTCTAGTCATTGTTTTTATCCTCCCTCCTAAGTTCCTTAAATACTGTTTTTAATTTCTCAGGCACAGGAAGTCCAATCTTAGCTGCATTTTCAATTATGCTTAATCCTTCATTGGATAGGTAGAAAAATATCACAGCTGTTCTAACTGCACTTCCATTTTGGAGAATATAAAAGTCTATGATATGGCCTATACCTACGAATAAAAATATGAGTACCTTTTTAAATATCCCTTTAAATCCAACACTACTGGATAACTTCTTTTCAATTATTCCGACCATCAAACCTGTGATGTAGTCAGTAGCTACAAATATAACTAAGGCATAAAGTAGCCCATCAAATCCACCTAAGAACCATCCAATAAATCCACCAATTACAGTGAATATAAGTTGGATGGTTTGAATTATATCTTTCATTTGCTCTCCTCCTTCAAATAGGCATAAAAAATACACCCTACACAGGTGTTTGATTTTAATTCCAAATATTTTATTATTCTTCTTCTGCTATCCTCTGTTCAATAGCTGCTATCATTTCATCTTCATTAGCATTAAATGCTAGTTCCTCTTTTTTAAAACTAAACATTCTCTCATTACCTTCTACAAATGCCATAATCCTTCTACCATTATAATGTTCTTCTACTGCCCTTGTTGGCTGTCCTATATTTGGATTCTTAAATTGAATACTACTAGATTTAATAATTATCATTTATACTACCTCCTTGATTTCTTCTACTTCTATAATTTCATTTACAGAAAATGTATAAGTTTCACCTGTCCAAGATTCACCTATTTCTCTTTCTACACCTTTAATATCCCAATCTAAAATTGATTGATGATCATCATTTCTCGTACCAATTACCAATACATTATACTTACCTTCTAACTCACAATGAATTTCTAACCTCTCTTCATTAATGTTTAACTCCCCATAACCATTTCCAAAGTGTCCCTGTGGCGTTACAAATATCTGTACATCTTTATTTAAGTGAATAAAATAGTCTGGTAAATCAATTGTTATTTTATCCTCCGCTTCACTAGCCTCAACTTCATATCTATATAAAGTATCACCTGCTGTTGGGCTTTCTACAGAACTATGTCTAATTCTATGAGTTGCTTTTTTCTCTGGCTTTGGATGTGGAATTTCGAAGTTCTTAGTTCCTTCTACTGTGAAACTTCCAGGCACTTTCCAATTATTTTGACTATTTCCCAATACACCATCATGTGCATTAAGAGATTGCCCTCCAATTCCTATAGAGTAATTCTCCTCTGCCCCTATTACAAAGCCAATAGCTATTGAATTAGTTCCTTTTGCTTTAGCACCTACCCCTAATGCTGCTGCATTCATTCCATTTAATCCTGCCTCTGCCCCTGCCCCTAGTGCAATCCCTTGTACTTCTGCATTAGCTGTTCTTCCTATGGCTATTGCATCATTACCGAGTGCTTTAGCAGTATCCCCTATAGCTATTGCCTCACTACCAGTGGCTTCAGCATCATAACCTATTTCAACCTCATCATCTCTTAAATCTACATCTGACTTATGCCGAAATTGCCAATCCCTCCAGTTATCCTCCAAAAACCACTCAGACCTCTCCTCATAACCTGTATCAGCAGAATTTTCATAAGGAATTAACCTTTGTATTGTCCATGTTCTGTTGGTTTGATTAACAGTGTATATAAAAGCAATTCTACTGCCACTTATTCCTTCAGGTGCATTTGCAATATCCTGAACTACTGGAACATGATATATGCCAGTTTCCTTAGCCTCATTAAAATCTGTCCATTTGAACTCTTCCACATGTAAACCTAAACCATCATTTATTTCATTAAAATTGTTATTTATAATATTATGCCAATCAGGAGTCCCCTTAATTAACATCTCTACATTTACCATCTCATCACCTCTCACTGTAAAATTAGTGTCATACTTGTAGTGCTGTTTTCAAATATCAAATAGTATAGTTTATCATTTGCTTTTACTATTTCCTCTAATATTAAATCTTTATAAATGGTAGGTACTTGCACTTTGATAGAATTTGTATCAGTATATATCGTTCTGTGATTTATTCTAAAGCCTTCACTTCCTCCAGCTCCACTTACACCTGCTCCACCTATTCCTGCTGCATATTCACTACAGATGAGTAGAGAAGCAGGATATTTATTAAGTCCATGTTCGATGGTAACAATCTCAACTGAATCTAATTCAGCTAAATTCTCCTTAATCTTTAAGACTTCATTCGATAAAAAGGCTCCAATATCTTCAGCTAAACTTCCCTTTATACTATTAAACCATTCTATAAAGTCTTCTTCCCAATCAGATGTATTAGGATAGAACCAGCTTTCCCACTCCTTCATATAAGTGCTAGTTCTATTTTTATACCAGCCTTGAAACTGATTGAATATATCTGTTGTGTCTACCTGCTCTATTAATCCATGGACTACTCCACATAGACTTTTATTTAATCTAAGGTCTGTAATATCTTCTTGTGTAATAGATATAGCTCCTTGATTTACTTTTATATCTGCTAGTCCTAATTCATAGATATCTGAATCTCTTTGGATTAAAGGAGGTTCTGGATTTGCATTAAAATCTCCCTTTTTAACAATCGCTTCTATATTCCTCTTCTCTACATCAAACCTAAGAGCTATTCTATCTACCCTGCTTAGAACCCCATCGGCTGGATCTATAATTAAAATTAAATCATTTGTGTTCATATAAAAATAACCATTAATCCATGCCTTTCCTGGACTAAGAGTTATGGTCATATCACCATTTGCAATTACCTGTAGGTTTGTACTTAGATTAGGAAATACTCCATTTCCAATAAAGCTTGAAAAGTATTCAGCAAATACCTCTGCTTTATATCTTCTATCACCATTAATGCTGTTAAAGAATGCACTTCTCTCCATTATCTCACCTCCTGTTTTATCCTATCTACTAAAGTAGGAATAGAACTTCCAAATGTTACATTGATCGATGTTTTATTTGCTTCATATATTTCCTCAACTTCCGTTATTCTACTGTCTTTAGTAACTTGCCATCTCTTATTAGTAACTGTAACAATATCTCCTAAATCAAAATCTTCTTTATACCTTAGGTTTCCTAGTACATTTATTTTACTTTCAAATGTCTCTATTTTTTCATGTTCTATTAATTAACAGCTCTTTATACTCATCAGCTGGAATAGTAACTTCTTCTCCATCTTCATTTATAGTGCTCTGTAAATCCCTAGCATCTACAAATAGCTCGTACCTATTAAGCCCATTAGCATCTCCCACAGTCTCAAACTGTCTATTAACCCCTTCACCTTCTCCTGCAATTAGAGCTACATTTTTAAAGTTATTATTACTTTCCATATACTCTTGCTCGAATACATTTTCAAACTCATTAGCAAATATGGCTGGTGGATTAATCTTTTGATTTGCAGTTAAGTCTCTTCCTTCATATACATTAAAGGTAAGCTCTTTTAAACGTACATCTACTAATATTCTAAATCCTAATCCACTTGATAGTGATATACTTTCCAACTCATCCAATAGATTGTTATAGCTTACCTGCTTATTTAACTCTTGATGAAAACCTTTTGTTTCAGACAAATTTATTAGAGGAATCTTTCTACTTCCATCTACTGGATTAATACAGTTTTTATCAACTAAGCTCCTCATTGCAATTTCAGCAGTAGTATTTAAATTTTCAGTTCCCCATATAATCCTTTTGGCAAGATAGCTTGTTATGAAATTTCCTTTAATCACAAGAACCTCTTTACCTTTTGCATCCTGCTTAAGCTCTCTATACGATATAAATCCTGCTTCTAAATCATCTTTCTTCCAAAGAATATAATCTTCCTTAAGCATTTTAAGGGACTTATATGTTAGGCTTAGGTGAAGTTCAAACTCACCTGATTTGTGATATCTTCTAACCCATCTAAGACTAATGAAACTATCTATTACTCCTACAAAGTCTAATTCTTCATTAAATACATAAATATCCACATCTACACCCCCAAATACTCAGGATTGTAATAGATGTCTAATTCAAGATTATCCAAACCTTCATCAGCATCGTACCTTAGTAGATTATCCTTTGGCTCTAGCTGTAGGAATGTAGAGTCTAAATCAATCCAATTAAATGCATTTGTAGTTACCCCATCTTTATAGCTTTCAATTCTTTTATTGGAGAAATGTGTAGTTACTGATAAAATCTCACCAGCAGTTAAAGTTTTATTAATTTTGATATATTCTCTAGTGTTTACGTTATATAGCATAGGATTTACTACTGTGGCTAATGCCTTGAATCTAATCTCTATACCACAGGATATGTCTCCTGGGTTATATAAATTTACGATTAAGCTTGGTTCTCTAAATCCCATTTCTATTCCTGTATCCATTAAAATTTCAAGTGGAAACTCAAACTCCCCTCTCCAAATAGCTGCTTCTTCTTTTGTAGATTCTTTATCTTTCCAAAATGGATGGTGACATACTAAATTAATTAAATACTTTTGATAGTATATCCCTTTGTTACCATTACCGTTTGGAAATATTGGGGTGTTCTCTGGTATCCCTTTTATCTCTCTAATCACATCCTCTTTATGATAATAGGTAATACTTACTTCCCCAAGATTTGGATTTAATACTATTTGCATCTTCCTTCTATATTCTAAGACCTCATTAGGATTTTTTCTTGTTATGATCATCCCTTCAATAGAGATGGCTCTGTTTTCTATAGTGTTATCTATATAGGTTGAGCCATCTTGTTTAGGTGCCTTTTGGTTTTCTATTGTAACTGGTACATTTCCAACACCATCAAATGTCTCTAAGAAATATGGTGCTTGATTTCCTAGTGTAATACTTTCTCCATCTTTATTAGTAATTACAATCCTATCCATAAGCACACCTCCTACCATTCAAGAGCAAGTTGTCTTGATGCATTTTTAATTTGTCTTGCTGCTTCATAGGGAGTTAATGGAGCTGGGCTGTTGATAACTATATTTTGTGTTATACCTTTATCCCCAGAAAGCATCTTTTTAGTAACATTATCGTTATAAATCCTACTTCCTCTAGGTAGTTCTACAAGTTCTGGACCAAGTTCACCTACCATAGTAAGGCCACCTTGAAAAAAGCTTGTTCCAGAAAAGTTTGAAGCGGCCCCTCCAGAACCTCCAGATGTTATAGTTCTAAAAACTCTTGTAATGTTTTCTACAATACTAAATACCTTTTCTTTAACCTTAGTGGCATTCCACTCTTTAATTTTATCTATTCCTTCATCTATCTTATCCTTAACAGTTTTTATACTATCAGCTACAGATGTTTTAACTGCATCCCAGTTTGTTTGTGTAGATGTTTTTATCTGCTCCCATTTTTCAATTACATCATTTTTTATCTCTCTAGCTTTAGTTGTAGTGTCTTCCTTTATAGACCCCCAAGTATCTGCTAGATATGTTTTTGTAGCCTCCCACTTTTCTAATGTAGCTATTTTTATTTCTTCCCATTTGTTTATTACATCTTCTTTTATTTCTTTTGATTTAGTAGCAATATCGTCTTTCATTACTTGCCATTTAGTTTTTATTTCTCCAGTTTCCCAATCCACCTGGTTAACATGTTCCTCGGCTTGGGTCTTTGCTTCAGTTATTACATTCTCATGCATTTCCTCAGCCTTTTTAATTGCTTCATCTTTTTGCCTTGTAGCTTCTTCGATTAGTTTATCTGCCTGTTCTTTTGAAATGGTGCCAGCTTCATCTCTTTGTCTAATAATCTCTTTTATTACATCCTTATACTGTTCCTCTGCTGCTTTAATGGTTTTATCCTTTTGCTCTAAACTATTCTTAACAACTTCTGCAGCTTGCTTTGCAGTAATCTCTCCAGCTTGAGCTTTCATCCTTTCCATGATGGCCTTAGCTTCTATTTCATTTTCAGATAAAACCTGTATTCCTGTTTGAACCATCTCTTCCTGGATAGCATTAATCTCTTCTTGCTCGGTCTTAGTTAAAGCTCTCTTTTCACTAGATGCAGTGTCTAATATCTCTTTTATCCTTGCTTCTCCATCAGATATACTTTGCCTTCTATTTTCATAACCCTCATTCATATTATTTAAAATCTCATCTTGTTCTTCTTTAGATAAAGATGTGCTGTTAGTTACAAAGTTTTGTATCTTTCCTAATGACTCTTCATGGTGTTTATCTAATCCTACTTGAATTTCACTTGCCATCTGAGAGAAGTTAGAACTGATGCTATCTGCCATATCTTTTGTTACTTCCTGACCACTCCATGAAAGTTGGTTTAATGCAAGAGTTGCTTCATTGTTTAACTCTAAAAATCCACCTACTGCTTTTTGTGTAGCTTCAGACACTTCATCTCCAAAGAGTTCAATAGCAGGAATACTATCCTTTGATAGATGTTTATATAAAGCGACTCCTGCTGCTGTTACTCCAGCTATGGCTCCTATGGCAATTCCTACAGGACCAGTTAAAACTGTAAAAGCTGTAGCTAAAGCTCCAATAGTAGGAGTTGCTGCTACAGCTCCTGTGGTTGCAACTGCTATAGCCCCTGATATTGTAGAGATTGCTGATATAGTTGTCCCAATCCCACCTATAAGCTTTCCACCAATCATTAAAAGTGGGCCTATGGCTGCTGCAAGAGCTGCTACTTTCACTATTGTCTCCTGTGTAGCGGGGCTAAGATTTCCAAACCATTCTACTGCTTGTTGTAGTTTTTCAACTAAGGTTTGTAGATGTGGAACTAAAATCTCAAATAACTGTATCCCCACACCTTCAAGGGCAGATTTTAATTTGGTGATTTCCCCTTGAAGATTATCTTCCATAGTTTCAGCCATCTCTTTTGCTACACCGTTATACTCTCTTGTGGCTTGGGTTAACTTCTCATAATCTTCAGGACTAGCATTTATAATTGCAAGCATCCCACTCATTGCTTCTTTTCCAAAGATAGTAGCTGCATATTGGGCCTGTTGTTCTTCAGTTAACCCTGCAAATTTAGATCTTAATTCATCCATAACACTCTTAAAAGGTAACATTTCACCATTGGCATCTGTTATGGATAGACCTAATTGACCCATAGCAGCTGCCATTTTATCTGTTGGATTTGCTAAATTTGCAATGGCAGTTTTAAGTGAAGTTCCAGCTTGGCTCCCTTTAATTCCTGCGTTAGCCATAAGTCCTAAGGCAAGGGCTGCATCTTCTGCTGAATATCCCAGTGAACCAAAAAGAGGAGCCACATATTTAAATGACTCGCCAAGCATTGCTACATTTGTATTTGAATTTGAAGATGCACTGGCTAGTAAATCTGCAAAGTTTGAAGCTTCTTTTGCTTCCATTCCAAAGGCAGTAAGGGCATCGGTGACAATATCAGAAACTAAACCTAAATCCTCACCACTGGAAGCTGCAAGCATCATAACTCCATCTAGACCATCAAGCATTTGTGTAGTATCCCAGCCAGCCATTGCCATGTACTTTAAGGCCTCGGCAGATTCAGATGCACTAAACTTTGTAGTAGCACCCATCTCTTTAGCCTTTTCCTCTAGCTTCTTTAGATCATTACCTGTAGCACCACTTATAGCTCCTACTTCGCTCATTCCAGCTTCAAAATCAGAACCTACTTTAATTGCAGCAGCACCAAGTCCAATTAGTGGAAGTGTAATCTTTTTAGTTAAGTCTTTACCAACAGGTTCTAGTGCTTTACCTAGTTTATAAAAGCCTGAAGATTGCAGTTCTATTTCCTGATTTACCTTCTTTAAATCCTCTTCCATATATGCTAATTGTGTCTTTGCTTTATTTAGTTTTATCTCTAAATCCTGTGTAGCTTTGGCATCTTTTCCTTTGGTCTCTACAGATTTTTTATGGGCCTCTTCTAAAGCCTTTACCTTTTGTCTTTGAAGTTCAGTTTGTTTTGTTAGACTATCTGATTTTAATCTTAGTCCATCTAGTTCTTTCCCATGCTTTCCCATCTCAGCACTGGCAAGCTTAAACTCAGACTGAACCTTTTTCATCTCTCGATTTAAGCTACTTATTCCATTTTGAAATCCAGTAGAGTCTAGGCCTACCACTACATTTAATTTCCCTATTTCCTTTGCCACTTATCTCACCTGCCTTTGGGCATAAAAAATACACCTAAGATTTAGGTGCTATAGAATTTCATCAATATATACTTTTTCATTTCCTAATTTCTTAGTTAATAATCTCAAATAGTACATAATATCCATGGAGTCAATTTCATTTAATGTCCAGCCTTTATCCAAAAGTGCTAGATAGAGGCTATCTATAAAATCTTGGGGATCCATGGCATTCCCCTCTACTGGTTTTTTCCTTCACCTGCTGTTACTTCCGTTATCTCACCTACTACTTCATTAATACATTTTGTGATGGTAGGAATTAAGTCTTTAGATTGAAGTCCATCATAGACATCATCTCTAGTAAATTGATTACCAAATAGCTCTACAATATAGTCAATTAATTTATCTAATTCCTCTGGAGTGATATTATCAAAATCTACTCCTCGGGAAACCTCAATGGTTCTCCTAACCATTCTGGCAGAGATGAAACCAGTAGTATATGTCTTTGCTTTTTTATCCTTTTTTAATATAAGCTCCATATATTAAACCCCCTGTGTTGTAGTATCTCCAGGAACTTTCTCAAACCATGTATCTGCTCCTAGGAAATCTTCGCTATCTTCATCAGCTGTTCTCTTCCAATCTCCATCATGAAGTCTTGGCATAAAGGTAAGTTTAAGTTTAGGTGTCTTATGCTCTACATTGTCCTTTTTAGTAGTATAATCTTCTGCCATAGGCTGGGCCACTCCTTTTAAAAGCCATACATAACGATACTTTCCATTGGATTTTAAGCTTTTAAATCCTAGTGCAATATGAGGTGGAATATCGGCCTTATTCTCTACAAGCACCCCTTCCACAATCTTATTTCCTAATAACTTGGCCCTTGTTGCTAAAGGTAAATCTGCTGTTTCTACCTCCACATCAATTTTCCCTAATGCAGATACAGATTCCCAAAGCTGGTCATCAGCATAGACTTCTTGAGTATTTACTGTTGGGTTTATCGTAGCATTTATAGCTCCTACCATTGGTTCAGGAACAGCATAGGTTAGCTCTTCTATGGTGTCTTTATTTAAAATAGCAAAATGTAAATCTTTTAATCCTACTTGTGCCATCTACATAACCTCCTTAAAAAATCTCATTACTTTGTGGTATATCTTTAAATCCTC